ATTATTCCTCCTCGTCCTGACAACAATCAGGATATTCTTCTTTACATTCAAAATGATAGTCAACTACTATGCCACTATTCTCCCATGGTATTTCTGTGATGTAGTATTCTAATCTATCTACTGCTACTGCACCTGCAACAATACCCTCAAAACTACCACTTGAATGTACTTCGGTCCATACTCTATTTGCCGGTATAGATTTTAGATGTTCCCTATCCTCTTCGTTATAAACATCAAACCAACCATAAATAATATGTCCATCAACATTGTAATAATTACGATACTTATGATTACTATTTTGAATTGGCTTGTACTTTTTTTTCCATTCTTTCATACTTATTTCTATATCTTTTTCAACATTATTTTTGTCAAACAAATAAGCATCCAATACTTTTGCAATATTCCTACTCACATGTACCTCCTATTTATGTGTGTCGTGCGTATTATTTTACGCATTTCTAATTTTTATACTAATTTAGATCCCTGGAGTTGTCCAATATGTAAATAGATTCTTTGTTTATTTCACAAAGTATGTTATCTTTAAGTATATAGGAGGTACTAAATGAAATATAGAAAACGATTCGCTTTAGATATTGAAGTGGATAAAACGTGGATGGGGACAAGTTTTCTCAATGCACATTCAGACGATTGGAAAGATGAAATTCCAACAGACTTGGAATTGTATAGCTCATTAACTAACGAAATATATTCTTGGTTAAATGACTTAAGAATTAAAGTCGTGTCTTTAGATGCAATGTCTGATGAAAAATATTTACGTAAAGGATTAGACGTTGCACTTGAATTACTTTCAGATAGAGAAGTAAATGAATGGTCCAACGAAATGGATAAGTGGGAGGAAGAATGAGTGAAAGAACAAATGTATTTGTAGAACAAACAAAATACGATATGCTTCTTGAAAAATATAAAAGAAGCGAAGCTATTATCATGCAATTATGGTACTGCTTGGATAAAGGATATACCCATGAAGAAGCAAAGATACATATTAAAGCATGGTTAAACGGACAAAGTACAGTTAAAAAAACAGTAGTAGAAGTTGTTAAAGGAGGATAAGTGAAAATAACAGAGCTAGTTAAAAAATTAGAAGAAGTAATCGAGTCAGTAGAAAGTCTTGATGCTGATTTGCATCATGCAACAGATAATATAAATGATGCTATAAATAATAATAATAATTTAGACACAGTATTAAATACTATCCTAAAGAAACTATTAGAAACACAAACAAACATGGAGGTAAAGTAAATGTTAGATATTAAGCAAACACTATTAGATATTCTTAGCGACAAGCATAATACAACTGAACGTGAAAGAATTGATGCTTACAATGAGTTAGTAGAAAAATCAGTTATAGAAACTGATAACACTACTACGTTGCAAAGTACAAAGAACGTGAGTACAAGAGTATATGTTAATACAAACGGTGTATCTTTTGGATATGGTTCATTGATTTTTGAAAGCAGTTTTTCTTTATCAGATGATACTCCGCTCATAGTTAGATACATAAGTAACAGAGATAAGATAAGAGCATTTATTGTTGAGTTGAAAATGGCAGAAAGAGAAATGAAAAAACAAATTGATTCTTATTATGAGGAGAATAGTACCCCACTAAAAAAATAGATTAACTTGGTTATGCTCCGCACATAACCTTGCTTAACGCACAAAGCCGTAGGATTTACCGATTTACCTACGGCTTTTGTGTGTCGTGCGATAATGTTTGCCAAAATTAAAAGTAAAAGTTATTAGTGATCCAGGAAAGAAATTAAATCCTTGATTCTTCTAATGGTGTAGGTAAAATAAAGTTATCTATTTAGAAAATTAGGAGGTACAAAATGGATAATTTAGAGGAGTTAAATAAGCTCCGGTATGAAGCATGGAGCGACATAGAACGTTTCGGCATCAGAATTGGTGCAGATATGACTAAACCAAACCAAATGCTAGGCATAGGAAGTAGAAATAAAGCAGGTTATAGAGCCATATATTTTAGACTCCGTGAATTAGCATCAGAAATTAATCTATCTTTGGAGGAGGAATAATGAAAAACTTATGCCCACACAGATACGAAATTGTTCTTAACTTTAGTCTTATCGGTATCGGTATAAACAAAGAGGAAGCTATCGTAGACGCATTAAGTTGGGGTTTCCCAAGTGGTCCTGAAATTAGAAACATGTTAACAATAAACAAAGTAGAGAAATCGTGGGATAACGATACCTGTGATATATGCGAGGAGGAATAATGTACAGAGTAAAAATGGAAGTCTATTTCGACATAGACGGCACAAATTCTGAAGTATTCGAAACAGCAATAGATTATCAAAATAGAAATTTAATTGAGTTTGATTTTCTTGATATTGTTTTTGGAGAACCAATGATAAGAAACCTTGATATAGAAACTTCCGGTGAGTACGAATTACTTACAGAAGATAGCAAAGTATTTATTAAAGAGGAGGAATAATGTATGAATTTGACGAGTGGTTGAGTGCTTGTCCTGTTCCATTTACACAAACAAGAGATGACGGAGACGTAATGACGTTTGCTTTTGAAGTAGGAAAGTTAGAGGAGGAATAATGGAAGAATATTTGTTAATTACAAGTAATGAAGAGGTAGTCGGTATTTATCCAACTGAAGAGGAGGAATGATGTCGTTAACAGAGAGTCAATATATAGATATTGCTACGAAAATATCAAATGCTAAAAACGATAATTGGTTAATTGAATTACAGGGACTACTTGAATATAAATTACATAAATTAAAAGAGGAGGAGGAATAATGCTTTTATTTAGTCATTACTCAAACAATAAAAATTATTTAGAGCAGTTAAAGAGACTTAACGGACGTTGGTTTAGTCATCATAATAATGTCTATGCAGAGGGTAAAATCTTCGGTATAGGCATGGCATGGATGCTTCCGCTTCATGAAATAGATTCAATTGAACAAGTTGATAATCATGCGTTTAAATTATTTCGGTTGTCGGGTGCAAGATTATTTGTAATGAGACATAAGTACTTAATGGAGATCGCAAATAATGAAAATTATATGAGATTTATGAAAGAGGACACAGACCACTTAAATATAAATTATTCATATAAAGAGTATGAGCAGGGTTATAGATACACGATACTAACTCCAAAGGATAACGGCAGGACCATTGAACCGGTTAGCCATTGGGGAGAATTTAAGGAACTGTCGGACGCTAAAAAATCCGTAATGCTTATATTAGATAATCTGCTCTCTGGACAAACGTTAAACAAGCCGATAGAATATATGCAGGAGGTATATAGATGAAGTATAAAAGTTGTACAGAATGCGGAAGTGATGAGGATTTATATGTTAATTTCTCAAAGCATCAAGTCTGTGGAGATTGTACAAATATGAAATATAAAACAAATACAAGAGGAGGTCATAGGTACTATGTCTGATGAGATGCAAAAGCACCAACAAGACGCTAACAACTACGGTAAACAATTTATTAAATCCACAACTATGGAGATTGATGAATTAGACGAGTTGGAGGATATAACTAAAAATCCTGTAATGACTGAAGAACAACTTGAAAGACGAGACGAGTTAGACGATTCATTACGAGCCAACTACGGTGTAGAAATGCAAAGAACAATTATCATTACGTTAGGAGGGGGCGGTCCTGCAATGCGTATTGTTTATTTTCCTGATGAGGACAGGGCGGAGTATCAGTTCCAAAATTGGTTTCTTCCTTGGGTTCCTGCTCAGCTAACCAACGAGGAGGAAGAAGCATTGTTGGACTATTGTCAACGTTATTATGAAATTGAATCCATAATATAAATCGTATAACGTACGGAAGATGGAGGGGCTTCGGCTCCTCTTTCTTTTTGTCTTTTAAACAAGTGGGGTATCTTCTGTATTAAATTAAGGGCGGTCGTGCGTGCGTGTGGTGTTATGCAGTAGACAAATGCATTTATAGAGATCCAAAGCTGTCCTGGACAAGTTTAAAACCTATAAAACCTAGGACAAAATTTAGCAACCCCCACAATTAAATCTGGCGTCTGCGTAAATGTATATGTATCACCAAAAGTATAGGTGGTAACTAGGTATTTTGTATAAACCTACTATATATAGTGGAGATGCTAGGAGTCGAACCTAGGTTTAAAGCTACTGTGTACAAAGGCAATCTGTTACTTGATTGTTAGCTTTACTTACCAATCATCCCCAGTAGACAGTATACCATATATTGTGTACACTACATGTAGTATTTAAAGAAATATATACTATATTTAGTATCTTTTTTATAGTCAGTAATTAGTCTGTTATAATTAAAGTAGGTCAGTTCCTGCTAGTACAGGACAAATACAACGGACTAGGAGTGCTAGTAGGGACTACCGCCATTCAAGTCGTAGCGAGCTATATAAAAAGAGCTTTTGACTAAGATTTAGTCAGGTGCCTTGAGTATTCCGTTTGCCTTTCTAGTTTATCGTACTACCGATTCGGAACTTTCTGAGTCTCGATCTCTCTTACTTGTACACATGTTAGGTTGCTTTAACCATCTAAATCAAAGTATTTGTATGATAAACTATAACAGATGACTAAATCTAATCAAGAAAAAAACAAGTTCTGTGTAGCTAACGATTGCAACCGCCTTTTACCAGACGGTAGAAGAAAATACTGTTCAGACAAGTGTGCTAATAGAATTAAAAAGAGAGCTTACAGAGCTAATAAAACAACAGACACGTACCACGTAGAGAAAGTAGTAGATACAAACATACAGAAACGTAGAGGTAATTACTATGCCATTATGGAGAAAAAAAATTTTTTTGCCGACCTTTTAAACGGTACTAAGACTAAACAAGAGATAGCTGACATACTAGGATGCTCACTAGCTACTGTAACTAGATCATTGTCTGCATGGATAAAAGACGAAGCACTACGAGTAAATCACGAGTCCTTACAAAAAAATGGGGGGGATAGTGCTGTCAAGCTAGAGGACTTTGTAGCTTTCAGGGACAAATATTTTTTGACAGAGCAAGGTATACCGTATGAGACACCAGGTTTCCAAAAAAGATGGATAGAGGCAATATTAGATGCAATAGAAAACGGAAAGAGACTTATGGTACTGTCTCCGCCACGTCATGGCAAAACAGACTTGTTAACACACTTCTGCGTATACATGATATGTAAAAATCCAAACATGAGAATAATGTGGGTAGGAGGTAATGAAGATATAGCTAAGAATGCAGTAGGTGCTGTATTAGACCATTTAGAAAATAACGAAGAACTTATACAAGATTTTGCATCATACGAGGGATTTAGACCTATGAACAAATCAGGAAAGTCCTGGAGTACAAGTCAGTTTACTGTAGCTACAAGAACGGTAGCTGGTATAAAAAGTCCTACATTAGTAGCTGTAGGTAAAGGCGGAAAAATATTGTCCAGGGATGCAGACTTAATAATATCTGATGACATTGAAGATCATGGTAGTACAGTACAACCAAGTGCTAGAGAAAATACTAAAAACTGGTGGACCACAACATTGCAGTCAAGAAAAGAAGAACACACAGGAATGGTCGTAATTGGCTCCAGACAGCATCCAGATGACTTGTATAACGCATTGCTGAACAATGATGCCTGGGAAACAATAGTAGAGCGTGCGCACGATTTAGAAATACCTTTAGACCAGGAGTCAGATGAACAAGATGAACACATGTTATGGAAAGGTAAACGTACTCATAAATGGTTAATGGAACAATTAGCATCAGCAGAAACTACAGGTGGTAGAGCTATATTCGAAATGGTGTATTTAAATAAAGCTGTGCCAGCAGGTATGGAATTGTTTAGTGCAGAAATGATTGATGGATGTTTAGATAGGTCCAGAAATTTAGGAGACATACCACCACATACTGCATTAATTGCAGGATTAGATCCAGCATCTACAGGTTACCAAGCTGCTGTATTGTGGGCATACAATCAAAAAACTGGACAATTATGGTTAGTAGATTTACGTAATGACTTAGGCGGTGGTATATCAAAAGCGTTAAAAGTTATGCAAGAGTGGCATCAACAATATTTTTTATCACATTGGATTGTAGAAGAAAACGGATTTCAAAAAGCTATAGGACAAGATAAAGAAATTAAAAATTGGGCAGGAGCAAATGGTGTAAGGATAGAGGGACATCAAACATATAAAAACAAATGGGATCCTGTATTTGGTGTTACTGCTATGGTTCCTATGTATGAACAGCAAAAAATAAATTTACCATGGGGAAATCCACAAACACAACGTAAAGTAAATACACTAAGACAACAGTTAATATATTTTAGTAGTGCTAGTAGTAGCAATTCTAAATCAGTTAGTAGTAAAACAGACTTAGTTATGGCAAGTTGGTTTCCTATGAAGAGGGTACGCCAGACCGTTAAATTGGTGCTATCAGAAGTAGACAATGACTATAATCCATCATATAGCAATTATAAAATGACAACTTATGACGAAAGAATGTGGGATAGATAAATGCCGTTAACATCAGATCAGTTAGCACACAGGGTGGATGATTTACGTGGATTACACGAACATACTGGTCATTGGGAATACAGAAGTAGAATTAGAAAAATAATTAATGGTGGTTCACAAGGTGTAGCTGCACTACTTGGTTCTAACTCAGAAAATTATAACGAAGATTTACCAATACCTAATATGATTGAATCAGGATTAGAACACCTGGCACAAAAATTAGGTAGAGTTCCAGATTTAAAAGTTGATCCATACAATAACAAAGATAGCGAAAGAGCTAAAAAGAAATCAGAAAAATTAGAACGAATTGTACATTCCTATGATAAAAAAAGTAAAATCGATATGCAGTTACCACAAGCAGCTAGATGGTTGCCTGGTTATGGATTCTGTGTATGGATTATAAGAAATAAGAAAGATCAATTTGGAAATTTTTATCCACATGCAGAATTAAGAGATCCTTATGATTGCTTTCCTGGTTATTACGGACCAGACCAACAACCAAAAGAATTAGCTCTTGTTAGAGTTGTGCCTGCTGGTGTAATTAAAAAATTATATCCTAATGCAAAACTAGAGTACGATATGGGTACTACACCGTATGGAGGTACTTGGCAAGGTGGATTATATAAAGATGCTCATTCAAGAAACTGGGAGAACAATACTTCTGATGGCGAAGAGTTAATAGAGTATTACAACGAAGAGGGTACGTATATATATTTACCAGCTACTAAACAAATATTAGATTTTACACCTAATCCATTACAAACAGGACCAAGATTTGTAATTGCTAAAAGATTTAGTTTTGACAGATTACAAGGACAATACGATCATGTATTAGGACTTATGTCAGCTATGGCAAAAATAAATGTTTTATCAATTATAGCTATGGAAGATGCAGTATTTACAGAAACAAATATTGTAGGAGAAATAGAATCTGGTAATTATAAAAGAGGTAGATTTGCTATAAACTATTTATCTCCAGGTAGCCAAGTTGCAAAACCAACTAATAACTTGCCGTATCAAATGTTTCAACAAATAGATAGGTTAGAAAGACAATTAAGATTAGGTGCAAGTTATCCAGTTACAGATGATGCACAATCTCCTAACTCATTTGTTACTGGTAGAGGTTTGCAAGAGTTAATGTCATCCGTTGATTTAAACGTTAGAGAATATCAATTATCACTAAAAACAGCAATGGAAGAAATAGATTCTAAACGTTTAGAAATGGATGAAGTTTTAAATAAAAATAAAAAGAAGCCATTAAGTGGTTATGCAAATGGAGCTGCTTTTTCAGAACAGTATGAACCAAGCACAGATATAGGTGGTCAATATGCAACACGTAGAGTATACGGTGTTATGGCAGGATTTGATGAGCCAACTAAGATTGTTTCTGGCTTACAATTGTTACAAGCAGGAATTATAGATAAAGAAACTTTACAAGAAAATATGGATGGACTAGAAAATCTACAAAAAATTAATAATAGAATTACTAAAGACGAAGCAGAACAAGTATTGTTTGAAACATTGAAAGTTCAGGCGACACAAGGAGATCCTAAAGCTACAATGGCATTAGTACAAATAAGAAAGAATCCATCAGAAATGTCAAGTATATTAGATAAATTTTATACACCAGAAGAAGAAGTAACTGCTGATGAGCAAGCACTACTTGATGAATTAGGTCAAGCACAGATACCAGGACAACCACCATTACCACAAGGACCTACACCAGATATTAGATCGTTATTATTACAAGGTGGTGGCAATCCATTACCAGGTGGAGGTGGTCCTCTTGGATAACGAGTTTGTTGAAGTAGAATTTGATAGCATGGTTAAAAGTACATTAAGTGATGTATGGATGAATAATTTAAATGCTTTTGGTTCCGAACCAGATGTAATACCTATACCAGGATTTATATTATTTTTTAAACCAATTGTAAATGAAGAGGGAGACGACAATGGCGAATGGATATTCTAGCAGAGCTAGAGGTAGAAGAGGTGGTGCCGTAAGTGGACCAGGAGCTTTATCAAAGAGAACTGATTTAAACGTTACTGCTACAGATGCAAGAAAAATGTTAAGTGAAGCACCTTTTGGTGAAGAACAAGCATTAGTAAATCAAGTAAAACAAGGAAATGTTGCAGCAGAAACAGCTAATACAAATCAAATAGTGCCATCAAATAATGCACCTGTTGCTATAAAACCAGTAGAAGATTTTGATTTAACAGCACCTACTAACTATCCAGACATGCCAGTTACTGATACTGGTATACCTAAACAATCATATTTAGAAGATGATTCTATGATGCTTATAAGAGCTATGGCAGATATATTTCCAACTGATGAATTGTTGTCATTGTTAATGAGTCAAGGTTCTGCTTATAAACAAAGTCCTGATGATATTATACCGACATAATGGGTGTATATTATTTTGACAATCCTGCTCAAGAGCGAGATTTATACGAAGAAATTTATAATAGACAAAATCAATATAAACAAACAAGAGACCGTGTAAGTTTAAATGATGCTACACGTGCTACACAAATATCAAGATTATATCCAAATTTTTCTCCTGATGTAGTATCAGCTTTAACATTACTGCAAGTAAAACCAGAAGCAGAAGTATTAGGAGAAGTATCAGCACGTATTGCTGAACATAATCAAAGAGGTATATTATCTAAAGTAGGTAATGGTTTCAAAGCAGGAATTAGATTAGGTTTACTTGGATTAGAAGATGCATATAGAAGTTGGATAGATAGACCTATAAACTCTTTTATAGCTTCGACATTTGGCGATCAAGCGGACAATTTAACATTTTCAGATGCATACGCATTGTCAGGTAAATCAACAGTAAGACAAGCAATTAATAATTTAAGACAAGGTAAACGTGTTAATTTAGGTGAGGGATTTTTACCTGATAGTGATGAGTTTGATGCACAAAATCCTAACTCTAAATTTTATGAAGAATATCAATACATGGTGCAAAAAGGTATGGCACCTGATAGAGCAGCACAACAAATAAATGATTATCTTGGAGATCCTATAACAGATATAGACCAAAGATCACAAGAAGAATCAGGACAATTTACTATAACAACTAGAGGATCAGATGGTAGAAATGTAGCTATGCCTATATCACTTGGTCGTGCTACTGCAAACTTAGTCCTAGAACCAGGAAGTAGAAGTTTTAATGCAGTATCAGGACTAATAGATATGGGTAAGATAATGTTTTTAGATCCTGCAAACTATTTTGGATTAGGTCTTAAGCATTTAACTAAATCAAAAAGATTGTTAGCACCATCAGAGGAATTAATTGCATCATTAAAACAAAAAGGTATAAAAGGTAAAAAAGGTTCTGGTGAATTTACACAAGCACAAAAGAAAACTTTAGGCATATACGAAACAGGTAAGTTTAATTTTTTAAACAGAAAACAAGTAAATGATTTTTTAGACAATGATGATGCTGGAGAAGAGTTTATAAATTTTTTAGCAACTAATGATAGTACAGATAGATTTATTACTTTAACTGGTATTAATGACAAAGAAGTATTAGCAGATTTTAGAAAAATACAAGTATCAAAAAGACCATTAGAAAATAAAAAGAAAGCTGTACGTAAATTATTAAATGATAAATATTTAGGAAATCCATTTAGAGGTCCAGATAGTTTTGGAATAGAAAGACCTACAGTTGGTGCTATAGGAAGAGCAGCAGGTGGATTAGCAGAAACATTACTTGGTAGAGGATTAGATCCAGGATTACAGGGTGCAGGAAAATTATTTGGAGCAAGAAAAATTATTAAAGCAAGCATGATGGAAAATTCAAGAGTAGGTAGAATTATTGCTTCTTACGCATCTGATTTACCTTATAGATTTTTAGATGTAGATCAAATGGATCAAACAATAGGTCAAGCAAAATTATGGATGGACCAAACAACTATGGCATCAAAAGATAAATCAGAAATATTAGACCAAATGATACGAATAGATGATGGGGATGAAGCAGCTTTGTTTGACATAACTAAAGATATGTTAGCTAGATCTGTAGAAGATTTAGTAGATAGTGCTGGTGTTAACCGTAGAGATGCAGAAGCTATAACAAGAATATTTGATGAAGAGTTACCAGAGTATAGAAAATTTTGGATTAATGCAGTAACTGGAGAAGAAGTAGCAACTGGTACAAACTTTGTGCCAACAATTATAGATGGCAAACCAACAATGACTCCAGGACCACAATTAATGACAGAGTTTATAAACAGAAGCATACCGTTACCTGACGCTGCTGGTTTAACAAAAGCATTTAACAGTATGGGTGTATTACGTGCTATGGTTCCTGATTTATTTAAAGGACCAGATGAAGCATTAGACACAGGTAAATTATACAAATTACTTGGCGATAAAAAATCAGTTCAAGGAGTTAGTTCAAAACTTGCAGATTACTACATGTCAAATGTTTGGAAACCATTGGTTTTGTTAAGAGGTGCATGGACAGTACGTGTTGTTGGTGAAGAACAATTAAGAATGTATGCTAGAGGTTTTGATAATGTATTTAGCCGTCCTTTAACCTGGGTATCTCAATTTATTACTAATAGTGATGATGCAGCAAAAGTTAGAAGATGGAACTCTAAAGGTGTTACATACAATGATTTATTCGGTGATGCATTTGATGATTCAATAGAAGCACAACAAGCTGCATCAAGAATTGCAGGTAATAATAATAATGATTATATATTTGGTGGAGAACGTAAAGGACAAAAAAAACCTGGACCGTTTAAATATAAAGTAATAAACAAAGCAGATATTGTAAGAAGAGCAACTAGCGGAGTAAGGTCAGGAGAATACAACGAATATTTAAGAAACTATTTATCTGAAGTATCTAAATTGCACCATGATGATTTATTTAAATTTTTATACAGAAGTGATTCTGGTGAACTATTAACAAAACAACAACAACAACAAAGATTGCAAGAATGGATGGAGGGTAGTTCTGATGCAGCTAAAGAAATAATTAAATCTTATAACAGGGGTGGTCCATCTTTTAGAAGAGCCGCAGGTTCTGTTGGTGGTAGATACACATTTGCTAAAGCATTAGAAGCAAGAGCTGTAGGTGCTGCTGGCGGAGATTTTAATGAAAACAGAGCATTGTTAGAAAAGTTAATAGATATAAATAATTTAGATGAAATAGATTTAGTACGTGATAATCCATTTACTATTAGTTCTAAATTAAAAGCTAACGATACTTTAATTAATATGATTAAAAGTGGAACTGTTAATGGCATTGAATTAGATGATGTGTTTAAAGAGTTAGTATCTAAAGGTAGTAAATTATTTAAAAAACAATCAGGTGTTAAAGCAGAAAACTTTAAATCATTACTTAAAACATTTGATGACGTATTTGAGGATTTACCACAATATATATCTGCACCATTTGACTCATACATGGATGCAACTGGTAAATGGGATAAGATGACAGCTAAAGGTTTTGATTTCTTTATGGCATCTAAAACAGATACATTATCAAGATCTCCAGTATTTAGACAATTGTATTGGAGACAGGTTTATGATATGTTGCCATTTATGAGTCCTGGTATGAGACACAGATTACTTTATGGTGGAACTGTTCTTACAGAGGGAAGATATGTAAACATAAAAGGAGCAAATAGAGCTAACATTCCAGATCAAAATTTATGGGCAAGATTAAGATTTACACCTCAACAATTACGTAAAAAAGATACAACTATTAATTTAGATATGTTTAAAAACGAAATTAAAAGGTTGGATGAGATAGATGCAGCAGCAGGTAATGTATCTGTAGATTTTCAAAAAGACATTAATAAATTACAAAGAGAATTTACAAAGATAAAAAGAGAATACCTAAATGAACTAGAAGAGTTCCAAGGTAATAAATATTGGTTAGGTAAAGGTCAGAAATATTCTTTAGGTATGTTTGCTGATTATAATATAAATGCAGATTTGACAATTAAACAAGGAAAGAAATCAAGAAAAATATCTCCTCAAAGAAAAATAGCGTTTGATAAAAAAATAGATGAGTTACGTGAAAAAGAATTAAAAATAATTGGTAGTGAGCGTGAACACAAATTAAGTAATATGGAAGCTCGTTATCCAGCAGACAGGTTTGAAAGTGATTTAATTGGTTATGCTAAAACAAAAGCAGGTATAGATACCTATAATCCTCGTAAAATAAAACCAAAAATACCTACTACTATAAATCGTCTTAGAGGATCAATTAATAGAATAAATAGAAATATAAAAGAAATGCAAGATAGAGTAGATAAATATGTTGCACGAGAAGAACCAAGAATTGCAAACAATGAATACGTAGATGAACGTGATGTATTAAGAGATATATATTCAAGAAGTCCAGATCAAGATAAATTTGGAGACATGGAGATTTCAGTATTATTTGATGACTTAGATAATATAAAAATTACTGAAGCAAAATGGAATGAATTATATTCAAAGACTCTTGCAGAGTTAAGACAAAATGTTAAAGATGGTTATTTTTATGCAAATGATGAATTAGAAGCATTTTTAGAAACTACAAAAGCACAAAAGAGAAACGCTTGGAGAAAATTAAATAAAGAATTTAAAGAAAAAGCAGATGAAATTGCTTCTAAAATAGGAGAAGAAAATGTAAAATTTTATAACGACCAAGTAGCACAAGGTCAAAAGTTTATAGATGCAGCGAATGAAGTTTTACAAGATCACACAGCAGCTTTAAATAAAAAGAAAGAACAAGTAGATAAAATTAGAGGTCAAATAAATGAGAGATTAGATAAATTAGAATTAAATATAGAAAAGAAATTTGAAAGAAAAAAAGATAAATATTACGCAGAAAGAAATAAATTATATAAAGCATCAGGTTTTACAAATGACGCAACATCTTTTGACCAAATAGATACAGTAGCTAAAGCAGTTGCACTACAAGGTGTAGAAGATTTACTATATGACTTATCTAAAAATAATAAATTCTTTTATAACATGCGTGCTATATTTCCATTCGGACAAGCATACAAAGAAATTATTACTACCTGGGCAAAACTAATAGGAGAAAATCCAGAAGTAATTAGAAAAGGACAAAACGTAGTTAATGCAGCAAGAAGAGAAAATCCATTTAGTCCTGTAGAGGGAGAGGGATTTTTAGCACAGGATGATGTTACTGGTGAAGAAGTATTTTATTATCCATTTAGTGGTGAGTTAGTTAGCAATCTAGCATTAGGAGAAGATAGAAAAGCAGACATAAGATTACCTGGTTATGCTAGCTCTCTTAACTTAGCATTAAATGTAATACCAGGTGTAGGACCTATGGTAGCTATACCTTTCTCTGCATTTCTTGGAGGTAATCCTACATTTGATAATTTTAAAAAAGTTGTCTTTCCTTATGGCTTACCTGACGTACAGAACGCAGGAGACTTTATTAGATCAGCAGGTGTTCCAGCGTGGATGAGAAATGCCTGGAGAGCTATTAGAGGTTTTCAAGAAGATGGTACAGACGCACCTACAGATGAAATAAAACGTGTACAAATAAATTCACAAATAGACGTTTATAGATTGTTAAAAGCAAATGGAGAAGATGATAGTACACCAGAAAAGCAAGCAGAGTTAATGCAGAAAGCAAAAACAACTAGCGCTTGGTTAACAATGGTAAAAGCATTTTCACAATTTATTGGACCTACTGGGTTAAATGCTAGGTACGAAATACATGATCCAAAGAACAATGGAACAGTATGGGCAATGCAATCTTTGTCAGATTACTACAGACAGATTTTAGATACACCTCCTACTATAGAGGGAACTAATCAATTAGAGTTTGCTCCAGGAGATAACTATGGAGCAACAAAACACTTTATAGAAAGATTTGGATTTAATCCTTTAGATATAGTACAACCTAAATCAATTGTTATTGAGCCAAGACCAGTAGATGAAAAAGGTGCAGAGTTTGAAAGAGACAATCCTGATTTATTTAAGGAATATCCATTTACAGCACAATTTGCTATACCGAAAGGTGGAGGTGGTCCATTTAATTATGAAGCATATATAAATACAATTATAAATGAGACAAGAGAACCACTTAGTGCAGACGAATGGTTAGCAAAAAGAAATCAATCTTTAGGTGAGTTTTATATGGAAAATCAAAGAATACAGTCATTAGAAATATTTAATATAAATGATCCACAACAAAACAGAAAAAGAAATAGATATTTAGCTCTTCAACAAATTAATGCTAAAGAACAATTTCCTGGATATGACCAAACTATAGTTGGTTTACCTGCAACTGTAAATGTAGAATTGCAAGTAGAAGAATTAAATAAATGGGCAAATGAACCTAAATTATCTAATACACAAGTAGGTCAAGATTTAAAACGTATCTTAAGTTTATTTGATTTATTTAGTAAGAAATCATTTGCAGAGGGTTACAGTCAAGATGGTTGGAGATCTTCTAGGAAATACATTAAAGAGCGTAAATTTTTAAGAGATGAAATTGCTAGATTAACTATGCGTAATGATGATTTTTACTTTGTTGCACAAAGAGTATTGCTACCATATATAGCAGAGAGACAAGACTTTTTAGAAGATATGATATATGATGAAAATGTATACGCAGAATATGGTATGTATTTACCAAATAGTATGGAGAGATAATGGAAGAGGGATATAAAGAAGCGCTTATAGAAGCAGTATTAGCTAATAGAAATGTTATAAATTTACCTTACGGTGCAGGAGGAACTGCTGGAGCAATGTCTCAAATAATAAATGAATCACGTGTAGATGAAGATTTAATAAAAGATTTAAATGATTTAGTAAGTAAAGATATAAGTGATACACAATTTATTGCACAAATAATTACAACTTTAGAAGTTTATGATGCAAAAAACAACAATGAGAACGATACTTCTATGGATTCATTTTATGCTGACAATGTTAAAGTTGTTGAAGATTCTTTAGGAGTATTAGAACAATTTATTCCTGGAGATGAAGTTATTTTTGCAAATCAATATAACAGTTATTCTTTTCAAGGATCTAGGTACAAATATACTTTACCTGTAGATTTTGTTCAAGCTGTTGATAATGGTATTGATTTAGCTACTGGTGTAAGTTCTATAGACTCAAAAGAATCAACTGTGTATAGAGGATTTTTAAAAGAACAAGTTGAAGAATTTGTTGAAGAAACAAACAAAGCAGCAGTAATAGCTAAACCAAAAGGTGGTTCAGGATTTTTATTTTACACTTCACCATCTATACAAAATACATTTTCTAGTAGAGGAACAGATAATATAGCATTACAATATACTTTACCAAGACTTAAATTATTTGGTTCTAATGATTCTGAAGTATATTATTATCCAGAATTTTATCAACCAGATGATTCTAATAGTTATATACCAAGACCAGGATCATTTGTTTCGTTAAAAGATAACGTTGATGAATATGGTAATGCAACTGAAATTGCAACAGGAAACGCTTACTACATGACATATTCTATAAATCCAGTAACAGGTGAGTTCGAAAATTTTAAAGAAGAATTTTTATCAGGAGATGAAGCACAAGCTCTAATAGATAAAAATATACCACCTATTCAATTGCAGGGAACAACTGCAGAAGAAAGAACAGAAAGTTTTAATCAATTTAAACAACAACTTATATTTGAAGATATAGCTGATACAGATGTATTTGGAAGTTTGCCAGCAGATCATTTTATATTTAAAAATATAGAAGCAGAATTAGATGAACCTACTGTAGAGGGATTTGCAAAAGATACTAAAGAACAATTTACAGTAAGTGATTATGGTGTAGAAAACTTGTATGGAGGATTTGATCATATAGCTGGAGATCCAGCAGAGGGAAAAATTAATTGGATTAGTTTACCTCCTGATGAACAACAAGCTATTCAATTACAACTAATGCAGGCAGGTATGTTATCACCAGATGCGTATTATTCAGAAGCAGGAACTTGGGGTTTGCAAACAAGAGCAGCAATGAAAGAAGCTATGACAGAAGCTAATTTTAAATTAGAAAAGATAGGACCATACTTGCAAGGAGCAATAGAAGATTATAGAAATAGACCAATTATTTATCCTTTAATATATCCATCAGCAGGACCATTAGCAGTTAAAGAAGCAGTACAAACTGCAATTACAGCAGCAGGTGGTAGAACAAATATGACTACAGGAGAGATGGCAGCTTTTATGGATTTTTATAAAGATTCAGAAAAAGACTATGCAAATGCTGCTGTTGAATATGAAAGAAATTTAGATTTAGTACGAAGAAGAATGATGCCAGAAAGTAAACTTGAAGTGCCTGCTACACCAGGAGCTACAACTGCTGATTTTATAGAACAAACATTACAACCAGAAATACAATCACAAGCAAAAGCTGATGAAGAAACTAGAAATCTTTCATATTTAACATATTCAGTAGATAGGATGAGTGATATTATTGGTTAATGAAACTATTGTTAATAGGATTGATAATGGCTAATGGATTGTCATTTGCACCAGATCAACCAGACAAAGAAAAATATACACCTGAAAGATTATATTCTTTTTTAGTATTTGCAGATAATTATGTTAAAAATAAAAATTTATCTACATCTGAATATAATCCAAATGATGAAAGAGAGTTTGTATTAAATACAGATGATCCATCTGCAATGCAAATGTTAGTTGCAATAGCATTAGCAGAACATCATGACAAAGGTTATAGCACAGGTTATTCACAAAACAGAGTAAGTAAACCAAATAGTAATGGCTCTATAGATTATGGATTGTGGCAAATAAATGATTTTTGGGAAAATAGATTAAAGAAAAATTTTCCAGAATTATTTGATAATGGTAGAGATTTTGTAGATAATATAAGTAATCCGTTTATAAATGCAGTAGCAGCTATTTATGTATCTGGATATGTAGAGGGTGGTGGACCTAATGGTTTAGAAAATTGGTCAACATACAAAATGGTTACACCAGATTCTGATTTTATGATGGATGCAGAATCAATACAAACAGCAAGATCTAAAGGAGGAGATATTATATCTATAGGAGATTTTGAAGAACCAAAATTTTCAAATAAATTACTTGATCGTGCATACGGACAACCTGTAAAAGAAAGTATGGAAAAAGAAGCAGCTAAATTTACAGAGTTATTAAATGATTTTGTTACAGGAACAACATTACTTTCTAATAAACCAAAAAATATTGGTTACGATAAATTAAGATTTGAACAAATGAAGCAAGGTAAATAATGAATTACAATTGTTTTTTTTGTGGTTTTAATTTACCTGATGATGACACCAAAGTACATCAAGTTATTTGTGAATGTAGGTGTCATATTATTGGTAGAGGTATTGAATAATGGATTATGACAAATTAACTTTAGAAGAATTGTTTGAAGAATTTAAAAAAGAATATTACAAAGCATCAGAAATAGCAAGTGATAGTCTTAATACAACTAATGCTACAAGAATACATAATGATTTATTAAATGTTACAGATCTTGAAGATTATGGAAATAAATATTTTTTAACATCACAACAAATGGATGAGTTAAGTAACTTTATTAAAGTATCAAATAAATTAGATGATAGACTAACACCGACTGTACAAGGTGATTCTTTTGTTGAAAATTTTATTCTTGAACATAATGAATTTGGTTACAACAAAACAGGACTTGAAGATTGGGAAGAGTTTTCTGCAAAAGCACCAGATGATATTAGTGGTATTAATGATGATATAAATGAATCAGATAGATTAGCACGTGAAGCAGAAGAAGAAATAACTGAAGATCTTGCAGATGGTGATGCTATGACAGAAAAATTTTTAGATGAGGGAGATTCTTTAGATTTAACAGATGAAGAAAGAGCAGCATTATTAGATGATATAGAACAAATAGATGATGCTACAGATCCAAGAAGATTAGGTGGTTTAGATCCAGACATAGAAATACCAGACACAGTTCCAGAAGAATTAATTAATGAAGCAGATAGACAAAGATTTCAAGAATTTTTAGAGCTAGCAGAACCAGAGGGAACAGTAGAATTTACTGCTGAAGAAATAGCTGAACAAGCTGATTTAAATACACAATCAAGATTAACAACAAATGAAGCAAATGAATTTGCTGATATAGTAGATAATTTAAATAATCAAGTAGATAATTTGCCTGTAGAAAATGCAATGAAAAAAAGATTTAAAAGAAAAATTACAGAATTGACAACAAGATTATTAACTCCAGGTGGTTTAATAGATTATGTAGATGTATATGAAACAGCAGTATTTGGTTTATCTGTAGTAATTGCTGCTGCTCCAGAACTTAAAAATTTTGTTAATACATACGCACATAACTATTGGAACAATTTAGCAGCATCACATGGTGTAGCTGCATACAATCCAAAAGAATACGAACCAAATTGGGATCGTATAAATACAGCTATGAACTTTGCAGAAAGTATTACTCCTACTGATATAATAATAAATAAGGTTTCAGAATATGATTCTGATGCACCTTATGTGTCCAGCTATATATCATCAGGTGTTGATAATAAAAATGTAAGTGAAAAATTAAAAGGTACATTGTCATTTATGCGTGAAAATCCAGTAAATACAAAAAATGAACCTGATAGACTATTAAAGGCGTTTATAAATGGAAACTCAAAGTAAAGAACAGAACAGATTAATAGGTGGACTACCTGCTGATTATGAGGTAGTGCAGCAAGATGACAACTTTTGGCTTATGGCTTTTATTGAATTACCTGACGGAACAATGTTTACTTGGAAATATTTAATAGAAGATCCATTAGAAATATTAGAAAAAGTTCCTGGTAACGAGACGTTAACTCCTAATACTATTATACAAAACGGAGAAGTAGTTAAATCTGATGGGTTTATAACTACAGATATGTGGAATAGTAGCTTTAATTTTGGAACAGTAAATCAATTGTACAACATAAATGATAAATTACCTGATGGTGCAACACCTTATGATTATCTTGTAGAAGTAATAAAAGAAGAAGCAAAAACAGCACCATGGTTATTATCTACAGACAAAGATGGTAACTACGATTATTTAGCAGTTGCCATTGAAGCAGCACAAGAGGGTAGAGTTCCAAGAGATGCAGAACTTATGAACACAACTTGGTATAGAGAGCATACAGCAGCAGAAAGAAAAGCAGTTAAATTAAAAGCACAAGATCCTGCACAATATAATGCTAATTTCCAAGCTGAATATGAAAAAGTGGTAAGTGATATGATGTTAGCTGGTTTTCAAGATTTAGATCCAGACTTAATAAACGTACTCGTGTCTAACTCTGTAAATGGTACACCAGGTTATGAAGATTTAGATTTAATATATGACAAAATAAAGAATCCTAGACTACCTGGTATATTACCTCCAGAAGTACAAGCAGCTATAAGTGGTGAAGATATAAATGTTATTGTTGCAACACAATCTATAGCTAATGATATAGATTCAGTATTAGGTCCAGGTGCATCAGATAATATAAATTTAACAGACATTGCTAATGAAAAAGAAGCTAATCCACTATGGTATACAGAAACTTATTTACCATCATTAGAAGATTCATTTATTTCTGCTCATCCACAATATAAAGGAACAAATGTAAGAAAATATTCTACTGCTGCTCCGCAATGGAGATACGAATTTAAAAATATAGTAGGACAAGATCCTGATGAAACATCTTCTGAATGGTCAAGATTTATTGCAACTAATGATATTAAAGAAAGAGAAGATATTGCATTTGAAATAGCTTCTGAACTTGGAACACAAACATATCAAGACAAAGCAATAGCAGATTTACAATCAGTATTTGGACAACCTGGACAAAGAGTTACAGGTGGTACTATGTGGAATGCGAGAGTTAAATGATATTGTTTCCATTTTTAAGAAGAGAGTTACCAGAAGATAGTTTTATAGCTAAATTTTTTCAATCTCAGGGAGAACCTGCAATATACGAAGAACCTACTCGTAATACTCTTAGACAGATAAAAGAAGTAGCAGCAAGCGATCCAGCAGTTATAGCATCTAAAGCAGCAGAAGATGCAGCAGAAAAACCTTTTATAACTTCAGGTAGTGAATTTAATTTAGATGATTCTGTAGATGATATTGTAGATGATGGTTTAGATGATGGTTCAGGTCCAAGTGGTCCAGTAACAATAACATCTATAAGACAGTACGTTAGTAATGGACGTAGAATGAGACTAACAATTTATTCTGATGGAACATCTGTAGAGGAAGATTTAGGTCCAGCAGATACTGGTGGAAGTCCTCCAGCAGCTCCACAGTTAGATGAAGATCTAGGAGATCCAGTAGAAAAATTTGATATTGAAGAGTATGCAAGATTAAATTATACGTGGATGGACGAAGAGTTATTACAAACATTCTTGTCTATATATAACACAAATGGTGGTGAAGCGGATGATGCTATACGTGAATTAAGGACAACAGAAAAATACAAAGAAGAGTTTCCTGGTATCTTTAGAGAAGATGGTAAGACACTTAGGTTAGAGGGTGCAACACCAGAACTACAATACTTAACTAATGTAGAAGCGTATAGAAGTTACTTTGCTGATTACAATTTAAATCCTGATTTGTTTGAAAATAAAATTGTACAATTATTTGAAAATGATGTAGCGCCAAAAGAAGTAGAAGAAAGATTGGCAACAGCTTATAATTTATTGTTTCCACAGTTTGATGCAGTTAAAACATTTTATGTACAAAACTATCCTAATGTTGCTACATCTGAAGATCAGATTACAGACGAAGCTATATTTGCCAGTTTTATAAATGAAGATATAAGTAAAGATATTATAGAAAACAGAGTTAAAATATCACAAATAGGTGGTGCATTTGCAGAACGTGGAATTGATGTAACACTATCACAATCACAAAGATTAATTAACGCTGGTGTTAATTCACAACTTGCACAACAATTAGCTGCAAAAGCAGAAACAAATTTACCAAGACTCAGAAGATTAGCTGCAAAGTATAGAGAGAGTCAAGCAGTATTTGGAACTTCAGAATTTTTAGAAGCAGAAGTATTTGCAGATAGTGAAGCTGCATTTTTAAAACAGCAATTAGAAGCAGAAGAAGAGGCAACATTCTCTGCAACAGGAACTACTGCTATATCTGATACTGGTGTTACAGGTTTACAAGAACTCTAAGTACGTTTTTTTATAATTACCTAATATCATAAATGTTATAATATATTTGATGGCGTAGGTAGAATCCGCCAGTATATAAATAGATCACCGTTCTAATAGGAGTGCCAACGTACCTATTAAGTATCAAATCGTTGTGGTGTAAATGCCTAGTTCTAAGGCGGAATTTTCACTTATAAGTTAGTAACAAATAGAACCACACCTATTAAATCCTACCATTAATAGAGAATGTGCAAAAAGGTAGAGAAAAGGTATAGATATGACAGAAGAAGTTAAGGAGACAGAAATAGCAGACGGAAAAGGCGAGGAATCTTTTAGAGATTACACTAAACGCCTAGAAAAAGAAAATAAGGAACTACGTGGATATGCTAAATCTAACTTGTTTAAAGAGGTAGGACTTGATCCTACACAAGGAACAGGAAAGATGGCAGCAGATCTTTACAATGGTAAATTAGATTCTTCTGAATTGTCATCATGGTTATCAGAAAACTATGGAATTACAGCAGATCAAAATGTGAATCTAAATGATTCTGTAGCAGCAGATAAAATATTTGATGCAGATGCTAAGTCTCAAGAAATACAACAAAGTTCTGCACCTATAGGAGAAGAGGATCCAATAGTTTTATTAAATGAAATTATCGAAAAAGGAACTCCAGAGGAAGCTATACGAGCGAAGATGTATATGTCTGAGCGATTAAAAAAAGAAAATAAATAATTAATATCTAATGTAAATTAGAGGAAAGGGAATGATTTAAATGCCAGCAATATCAGGTGCAAATCCTATAGTAGCTAGTGATGTTGATAACTTTACTGGTGAGCTGTTTAAAATCACACCTACAAGAACACCTCTATTAGCAGCAGCAGGCGGTTTGAATGGTGGAATTGTTACTAACTCAACATTTTTCCAATTTCAAACACAAGATAATGTAACTGTTTCTTCAGTTACACCAGGAGTAGAGGGCGGACAACCTAATTATTCAGGTCAATCCAGATCTTCTGTACAAGGTGTATTGGAAATTTTCCATGAAGCAGTTCAAATATCTTTTACAGCTCAAGCAGCTAGTGGTGAAATTGTACCGTTTGATTTATCAGCAAACTACAAAAATGGAATTGATAAATTAGCACTAGAGGGTACTAACCAGGTAACTGATGAACTTGCTTATCAAATGACTTTACTATTGGAAACAATAGCTAAGAAAGTTGAATTTCAAGCATTCAATGGTACTTTTAATGATGGCTCCACAAGCGGACAAAACCGTCAAATGAGAGGATTAGCAGCTCATGTTAACCTTGCAGGCGGTAACATAGAAAATCACGATACTGCAGGAGATGGTTCAGGTTCAAACCAAAAACTATCTTGGTCAGCAGTAACTAACTTAATGAAAACTATGTACACCGCAGGATCGCCAATGAAGAATCCAGTATTATTCTGCTCTCCAGCACAATTACTTGATCTAAACAATGAAGTAATTAAAGGAACAGCAGCTTCTGGTTCTACTAATTATGGTATCTTACCAAGAGATCGTAATGTTGGAGGTGTTGATATTGATACACTTGTAACACCATTCGGAACTATTGGTATGGCTTTATCCGATTACTTACCAGCTAACAAAGCGTATATCGTTGACTTAGCTTTTGTTAAACCTGTGTTCTTGAATATTCCAGGACATGGAACAATGTTTGTAAGAGATATAGACCAGGATGATTTTGCAAGAATGGCTAAAGCAGTCTACATGGAAATGGGATTTGACTTTGGTCCACAGCAGTATCACGGTGAAATTAAAGGCGTAGCGTAAGCTACAAGTATTACTCACTAAGACCGTTAAACCACCTTAGCGGTCTTGTGAGTATGTTAGAATAAAAAGTAATATGGCAAGAAACGTAACAAAATTAGCAACAATAGCAAGTGGACAAACAGAAAGTAGTACAGTTAATACTGATACACAGTTGTTGTCAGGCATATTGTTTCCATCAGCTATGACAGGTACTACCGTAACATTTAAATATTCAACTGACGGTTCAAGTTGGAAAGATGTAAAAGAAACAGACGGATCAGCAGTAAGTTACACAGTTAGCGCTGATGATGTAATAAGAATTGATCCATCAGGATGGGCTTTTGCTTCAGGTGGTTACTTACAAGTAGTATCAGGTAGTTCTGAGGGTGCTGAAAGAAAAATATTATTAATATTTAGAGCAAGTTAGGTTACTTATGGGTATTCTAATTATGCTTAAAGAGGGCAAAACCTCTACAGTTTTAGAATCTGCTGCAGTTATCAGCGATAGTTTTGTCAAATCATTTCCAGATTCATTTAAAAGTGATAGTGATTTTGATGGAAGATTCGGTATACAAGTTGTAGGTGTAGGAATGTTTGGAGAATAAATGGCAAAAGTAAAAGGTGTTGATGTTTCTAAATTAACTAAAAGGCAACAAGCGAGTATGAAAAAACATGCTAAACATCACACAAAAAAACATATACAATTTATGGTTAATTCTATGAAAAGAGGAAGTACATTTACTAAAGCACATAAAAATGCACAAAAAAAGGTAGGTAAATAATGGCAAAACGTAAAGGGTTATATCACAATATAAACAAAAGAAAAAAAGCAGGAACAAGTAGATCAAAAAAGAACTCTACTATATCTCCTAAAGCGTATGCAAATATGAAAGCAGGATTTCCTAAGAAGAAAAAGAAAAAGAAAAAAAAGAAAAAGAAAAAATAATGTCAACGCTTGCTCAATTAATAGATAGAACATACAGGGAATATCTACGTCCTGTAGAGGAGCAAGAACCTTTATCACAATTAGCTTCAGGTATAGATAACTCTGCATCTACAACATCAATAACTTATGTAGAAAATTTATGGACACCTGAAGAAGAAGATTTAATTGGTTCTGGATCTATATTAGAAATAGGACAAGAGCTAATGATGGTAGAAGATATTAATACAGTAACAAGAACTATAACTGTAGAACGTGCAAGGTTAGGATCTACTATTGATTCTCATAATGCAAATGATGATATTATATTAAAACCACGTTATCCAAGAATGAACGTAGCTAATGCTATAGGAGATCAAATTATAGGTTTATATCCTGCATTGTATGCAGTCAAGACTACTACATTAACAACAACCTCAACACAATATGTAGAAGCACCAGCAGATACTAAAAGAATTTTGAAAGCAAGAATAAATAACTCTACAAGTTCTACAACTAATTATGCAGATATTGCTCTTGAACTTTTAACAGATTTTACACCAAGCACTACTAATGTTGCTGTTCAATTTCCAACTGGTCCAACAAGTGGTAAAGAAGTTTACGTTGTATACGCAGCACAATTTACAAGACCTACAGCAGAAGCAAATGATTTAAATACTGTAAGTGGTTTAGATGAGTTTCATGAACAAATAGTTATGGTTGGTGCTGTCGCACAAATGTTATCTGAATTAGATGTAGATACAACTACACAAAATTTTATTACAGAAAGTTTAGAGACAAGAGGAGTGCCGCTAGGTTCTGGTGAAAGAATTAGAAATGCATTACTTAGATACTATGGGGTACTATTAGATAGAGCTAGAAGAGAACAACGAACAAGGTTTCCTGCTGGGGTTGATCTTTATGGCATTAGTTTTACTTCGTAATGCCTGTACCTACAAGTTCTGCAGTAACTAGACCTCTTGCTTGGGGATATGAAGCATCAATTAGTGATGGTATTACAGACGTATTGTTACGATTAGCTACTGCACCAGGTAGAGAATTTAGTTTAACTACTGCTCCATTAGCTGCTCAACAAATTAACACTTCTCAAACGCCAGAAGAATTTAGATCAGAGTTTGGTCAAAGTTATGGTAGATCAGACTTTTCTGGAGGACAAGGGCTAGACCAAGCACATCAAAGAACACAAGGCAAAAATGATTTCAGAAAATTTTTTGATAGCAAAGGCGTAGATGTATTTAAATATGCTGGTGAAAAAGGGGAACAATATAAAATAGAGCTGCTATATAATACATCAATATCAAGAAGCGATACCGCTACAAATCAACATTTAGTATCTGTTAGTAATATTTTATTTGTAGGAGATGGTAATAAAATATACAAATCTACAGACAATGGAGCAAACTGGACAGAGTTGACACCTGATTCAGGTAATGCAGGACGTACAGTAAGAGACTTGGCAGTATATGGTGGAGATTTATATGTTGCTATGAGTGATAATACTGATGGAACTATTCGTAAATATGATGTGTCTGCTGATTCTTGGTCTGATTGGAATACAGTAAGTAAAAATTATACAAATGTATTTGCAGTAAAAGATTTTATATTCGGTGTAGATGGTGATAACGGAAATTTACTTAATGTAACAGCAGGATCAGGCACACCGTCAATAGTAAAAGATTTACCAGATAACACTACCTGGGTAGGTATGACAGATGCAGGAGCAGTTATATTAGCTGCTGCTAGTAATGGATATATTTATTCTATTAAAGATGATTCAGGTTTAACTATTAAAGGTCAAACATTTTTTGAGGGAGAAGAGTTGACAGATGTTATAGAATCTAACGGTATTGTTTTTGTTGGTGCTAAACAAAAAAATAAACAAACAAATGGTTATATTGGTAGATTGTATATGGCACAAGTAATTGCATCAGACAATCTTTACATTGTTAGTAACAAACAAGTTATGAAAGAATGGGGAGATGATGACACTACTGTTGACAGAGGACCTATGAAATTTGCAAAAACAAGAGAACAAATTTACATGGGAGTTATAGAAGATTCAAATGAAACACACTTATGGTCTGTATTTTTACCTACATTGGGTATAGCTAGAAATATATATTGGAGTGCAAATAGTAAAGAGGTGCAAGGAATAGCTGTAGCAAATGATGTATTGTTTTTTTCATTAAAAGAAATTGGTGTAATAAAAGAAGATACGTCTAATTATGTTTCTGATGGTTATGTAATATTGTCAGCAGCAGATTTTTTTACAGCTTCTGCTAAACAATGGATTGGATCAAGAATTTACACCAATGAAATGTCTGGTGGTTCAGAAGTAAATACTTTTTTTACAACAACTTTAGAAGATATGCAAAATCCAAATGCTTCTTCCTGGACAACTATAGATAATGTACAAATAGTAGGAGATGGAGATGAGAAACCATTAGTCAATGTTGTAAGCAGATGGCTTGTTACTAAAATTGTTATACAATCTGGTAATGCTAATGCGTATAGTCCTCATGTGTATTCTTTTTCAATTCGTGCATTTCCAGAACCAGAAGATGTTATTGTAAAATTACCTATTAATGTTTCTGATAGGATTGAAAGACCAGGTAAATTAGCTAAAAATGTACCAGGAATAGGACAAAAAATATTTGATCAAATACAAAGATTAGAGGGTAAATCAGTTACATTAAATGTATTTAAACCAGAAGAAACAGTTAGAGGTATTGTAGAAAATGTTACATTACCTGTATCTGAAATATCAAAACAAGGATCTACAATGGTTTTTTGTTTTCTTACTGTAAGAGGTCAACTACAAGATACAGCGTCTCAAGAAGTTACATCATTAAGTGCGCTCGGAGTCGGTAATTTGGGCATATACGAATTTGGTACTTGATATAATAGACACGAAAGGATAGAAATAAAATAGAGGTGGTGCTATGGACAGGACGTTATGGCAAACACAAGAAAAGCAGCAGAAACTAATTTACGTAATGCTTTTGAAACAACATTGTCAGGTACACTTGGAGCTACCGACACAACATTAAATTTAACATCAACAAGCGGATTAACTTCACCAATATATTTAGTTATAGATCCAGATAGTGCATCATCAAGAGAATATATTTTTATTGATGGAACTATCAATGCATCTTCAGCAGCTACATCAACTGTAGACAATAGATATTTAACAGGATCTGCAGCAGGATCAGGTTTATCACATGCTTCTGGAACAAAAGTTCGTGTATCTCCAATGGCTCAAATGTTTGAAGATATTTGGGATGCTGTAGGAAAAGTTGTAGATGGTGATTATAGCAGCGCACAAGCAGGAGAAGTAGTATTTAACGTAACAGATACAGCAGTAAACGTTGCTAATGACTCATTATTTTTTAGAGATGCAGACGGAAACAATATTACTAAAAGAGAATCTATTGCTGATTTTGCTACAGCAATTGCAGGCACAGGAATAACTGCTACGTCAGGACAACTTGCTATAGGTCAAGCTGTTGGTACAACAGATGATGTTACATTTGACAGCGTTACAGCAGATCAAATAATTGATGTAACTGTAAAAGTTGCAGATGATGGATCAGGATCTCAAAACGTATTTTATTTCTTAACAGGTTCTGATACAGGTAGCGGTGTAAAATCAATAAATTGGGATTTACAAACAAACACTAAAGTTAAATTTGATACGTCAGACAGCAGTTTGTCAGGACACAATTTTAAATTTTCTACAGTACAAGACGGATCACACAATGGTGGTTCAGAATATACTACTAACGTTACAGTTTCAGGAACACCTGGATCTGCTAATTCTTATACAGAAATAGAAGTAACTGCAGAAGTCATAGTAGCAAACAAATTATATTATTACTGTTCACATCACGGAGGCATGGGTGGAGACGGACAAATAACTTTATCAGATAATAGATTACAAAACTTTACAGAAGTACATCAAGATACAATTACATCTTCTTCAGGTGTTGTAACTTTAGATTTATCACAAGGTAACTCAGGTAGCATAACATTATCTGAAAACGTTACACAATTTACTATAAAAAATGTACCAAAAGACGGTGTATCTACATTTACATTAATAATTACACAAGACAGCTCAGATAGAACTGTAGGTTTGACATGCGCAGTAAATGGTGCAGGTGGTGCTAACGCTAAGACTCCTGGTGCTGCAGGTTACACTATGTCTACAGGTTCAGGTGCAATAGATATAATTACATTTATTTTTAAAGACGCAGGCACACCTTTTTTATTAGTTCAACAAGCGTTCGCATAACATGGCACCTCTAGGGATAGGTCGTGCATTATTAACTTCATCAAGTGGGATTCCGTATGATGGTCCAACAACAGGTGCAGATCTTTTTTGGCATTTAAAAAGATACGAAGTATCTTCTTATGCTTCTGCTGAGGACGTAACATTTGATATTGGTGGAACAAATAGAGACGCAAGAATTACAGCATACTTGGGTGATACAACATTTGGATCAGGTAGTATTTCTGCTGCTGCAGATAAATTAACATTTGCAAGAGTAGAGGGTAATTGCACAATAAGTTCAGGTTTCACTTTATCACCTAGTGCTGATTCACTAGGTTTGTTTATGTTTATTGACGGTAATCTTACAGTAGATGGAAGTATATCAACTTATCAATTAGGTCAGGCATTAACTTCTAATCCTGGTTCTGTAACTTTAAACTCATCTACAAATGAAACTTTAGGTTCTACTGAAATAACATGGAACGGTAGTGCAACAGGACATAACAATGGTAGTTCTACTGCTAATGCTATGTCAGTTGGTGGAGGTGGACAGGGTGGATATGGATCGTACGGTAATGGTAGTGGTGCTACAGGTCATACATTTGCAGGTGGTTCAGGTGGGGGCGGTGGCGGAGGCGTAGCGTACTACAATCACTATCAAGGTGGAGGCGGTGGTGGTGGAGGTGCAACTACGCTATCACGTAATGGAGGAAATGGAGGCGCTTCAGGTTATACAAAATGGGGATATTGGACAGCAGACGCAGGGGGTACAGGTGGAAATGGGAATCCTGCAGGCGGTGGGGGTGCAAATAACTCACGTAATGGTAGTGATAGCCGTGCAGGATTTGGTGGTCATAGCAGTTCTGTATCAGCTTCACTTGCAATTTATGCTACAGGAAATTTAACAGTTGCTTCAGGTGGAACAATTCAAACAATAGGTCGTGGTGGTAATACAGGTGGTACATCAAGATTATCTGCAGGTGGAGGTGGAGGCACAGGCGGAGGAATACTTGTAGCAGTATGTGGTGGTACATTTACAAATAATGGTACAATAGCTACTACAGGTGGATCTACAGGATCAGGTAGAGGAAGCGGATCTGCAGCAGGTAATGGTGGAACACTAACAGGTGGAGGATATGCGTAATGATATTATGGTGCAATCAGGATATAGAATCTCATAGAGAGTGGTTGGCAAATTTTGGCACAACTGAAGATGATATAGTCAAAGACAACAAAGTAGATACATTTGTTTCTAATAAAAATTATCCAACTGTTGAAGTAACAATACCTGAAAAAAGTTTTGATGAAGTAGTACCTGAGTGGATTAATCCTGTAACAGGTGAGGAACTAGGGGAACAAACTGTAAGTATAAACGTAGACGCACACTTAGGAATATATTATTTTGAAAATAAAGCAGCAGTTACTGCATGGATTAACGATACTTTAGACAACATGCCTGGACCTGTAGCTGAACCGACAGGAACAACAGAGACAGTACCTGATAATTTTTTACCAACAATACCTGAAATATACTTAGATAAATAGTACAATCAGTACATGAATAATAAAATAGAGTTTATTTCTATGATTGAGGGCATGCCTGATGATCTATATCCACAACCATCACGATCAGAATATCCACAATGGTTTAAAAATATGCCATTATTAACTAATGGTATGAAAAAATATAACAGAGGTGGCACAGTTAAACGTTGTCCTAGTTTTATAGAGTGGTTCGGACAAGGTTATATTTTAAAAATGTGGTCAGATGTAGTTTTTAAAAATGATAGTAAATATTGGGAGTGGCATACACCTGATCATTTGTTTGCATGGGATAGACATCCTGCTAATCAGTTTGAGGATTTTTTACCACACGATAAAGTTAACATTGTATACAAAGCAAGTAGTCCATTAAAAGTTGTTACACCACCTGGTTGGTCATGTTATGAATTACCATTGTTATTTGATTATAATAATGATTGGCAAGTAATGGCAGGTATAAATGGAACTGATACTTTTCACGAGTGGAATACAACGATATGTTTGTTTGGTGATAAAGAGGAAATATTTATACCAAGAGGTACACCTATATCACAAATAGTACCATTTAAAAGAGGTAGTTTAAAAGCAGAAAACAAACACTATAATCAAATAAGCAAACAGACAAAAGATAGATTAAACAAAAGTCAATACGGTGGTAAATCTTTATTTACAGGAAGTTACAAAATAAGGAGAGACAATGAAAACTAGAGTTTATTGGACGATAAGTCCGTTAGGAACTGTACCAAATGCTTTATACGATAATCCAATTAAATATCCTATGTTAGCTAAATGTCCTGTTGTAGGTAAGTTTGCACAACATACAAGATATATTAATACACCGTACGAAATAAAAATTAAACCACAATGGATTTACAATCAGGTAGAGGAACGCAGAATATTTAATGGTTATGACATAAGTAGTAAAGATTTAATTGACGATCACTTATGGAGTTTTGATACATTGATAGATACACATCCTGATACTTGGACTAATCCTAATCAACCACAGTTTCAAATTGTAAGTCCTTATGTTTTTATGAGTGAGCAAGATATTAAGATGAATATTATAGGATTACAACCAAGCGAAACTAGAAGTAAAATTAATAGTCTTAGATATATAGAAGCTGTATTAGAAATTAGTAAAATGGCTAGACCATTAAGTAGTGCATGGTCATTTGTAAATGATGATGAAGCACATTTTATTAAAGGTGAACCATTTTATAAACTATTGTTTAGTGAACCTGTAGAATTACTTTACTTTACACCTGGACCATTGTTTACACAATA